TCCCCCGATGGCCTCAGCGCCACGGCCCGCGCCGGCCTCGCGGTCTTCGGACGATGAAGCACGAATGGTGTTCCGCAACGAACTGACGGCCTGCCTAGCCCTGACGGCTCCAGCTGGAATGACCGAGGAAGCGCGGCGTGACTGGCTCACGGTTGCGTGGCAATCGCTTCGCGACATCCCGCCGCACATCCTTCGCGTCGGGACGGCCAAGGCGCGTCTGACCTGCGATCACCCGTCCAAGATCGTTCCGACCATCGTTGCCGAGACAGCCGAGATGATGCGCTGGAACCGGGAGTCGAGAACGCAATCCGACGCTCTCTGCATCGCTGGTCCGCCGAAGAAAAAGCACGTCATGGATCGCCGTGGCGAGCCGATGAGCGAAGCCGATACTGCAGAGCTGAACCGCATTCTGGAGAACCTGGGAGCGACGGCGCGCTATCGCACGGACGGCTCCCGATATGTTGTGGATCGACCGGAGGTTGGGGAATGATCGTCTATTTGGCAGGCCCGATCACGGGTTGCGATTACAGCGGCTGCACCGATTGGCGTGATAGCGTCAAGTCGGAGTTGGCAAGGGCCGCAATCAAGGGTGTCTCGCCAATGCGAGGCAAGGAATATCTCCGCGACATCGGCGTGATCTCGGGAACAGGTGAGGAGTATGCGCACCTTGGGCCGATCTCGCTGCCTCGCGGTGTGATGACGAGAGATCGCTGGGATGCGACGCGCTGCAACGTCTTGCTAGTCAATCTGTTGGGTGCGTCCCGCGTGTCCATAGGGACCGTGATGGAGATTGCATGGGCCGACTTAGCCCGCATCCCGATTGTCTGCTGCATTGAGGATGAGGGAAATCCGCATGAGCATATGATGGTCACAGAGGCCATCGGCTACCGCGTGAATAACCTTCCGCAGGCGCTGCACATCATCAAGGCGATGGCGGCATGAGCGGTATAGACGAGACCCTTGCCGAGCGCAGCTCCCGCTACGGCAGCTTCGCCACACAGGCCGAGATTGAGCAAGACCTGATGGTGAGGCTTGCCATTCAGGAGGGATGGAACAGGCTGTCGGCTGACCAGAAGTCGGCAATCCAGATGATCTGCGTGAAACTTGCGCGGATCGTCAACGGCGATCCCAACTACCGCGATAACTGGCACGACATAATCGGTTACGCGCGGCTGATCGACGATAGGCTAGGCGCATGACTCGCCCCGATCGAAGCGGGAACCGCCGAAACACCGAAGAATGGTTCGGCCCGAAGGGCGAGAGCGGGATTAGCGCCAAAATCTCTTTGTTGTCAGCAGCATAGCCAAGAGGGTGGGGGATCATGTTCATGGCACGGATCGAGCGGCGTCAATGCCCCGGCGACTTTACCGACAAGTTCGTGGAGCTGGGCCGGCTGGAGTGCCAGGAGCATTACGAAGCTGGCCGCAACACGATCACCCGCTGGCTTGAGGAGTCCGGCAAGGACGAGCTGATCCTGCGCCGCAAGCTGCACGTCCGCGAGAAGCGCAGGGCCGGGATCACTCGCGCCGAAGTGCGGCAGATTCTCAACGTCGCGTTTCCCGTCCCGACAAAGCGAGTGAGCCCGATCCTCGCATCGCAGGCCGCCCGCTTCCTCCAGAAGAACCGCAACGGGGGCTGGATCGTCACCCGCGCACCAGGCGGAATGTGGTGGGTTGGATCGAGGAAGAGAACAGCTGCCGAACTGGTCGATCTTGCTAAGGCCAAGGGGTTCCATGCGGACCTAAGCCGAGACGGCGAAGTGGGGTAAAGTGAACCGCGCGGCCATGAATAAATTAGGCGGAAAAAATCCCGGCGCTCGTGGCCGAGGGCGTCCGAAGGGATCGCCTAACAAAGTCACGGCTGCGGTGAAGGACATGATCCTTCAGGCGCTGGCGAACAAAGGCGGCGTTAAATACCTCGAAAGGCAGGCCGACGAAAATCCGACCGCGTTCCTTACGCTGGTCGGCAAGGTGCTCCCGCTCGACGTGAACGCGAATGTCAACGGGCAAGTCTCGGTTACGCGGATCGAACTCGTAGCTCCCGGCGAGCCTGCGTGACGACCCAGCGGCTAGAGCTTCCACCGAAGCTGATCCCCGTGTTTACGGGTGAGGCTGACTTTCGTGGTTCATACGGTGGGCGCGGATCGGCTAAAACCCGCTCGTTCGCCAAGATGACCGCCGCCAAAGCGCTACAGTTCGCAGCCGCCGGCGAGACGGGGCTGATTGTGTGCGCCCGCGAGTTTATGAACAGCCTGGACGAAAGCTCGCTGGCCGAAGTCAAGGCGGCGATTGTTTCCGAGCCATGGTTGGCCGCCCACTTCGACATCGGCGAGAAATACATCCGGACGAAAGACGGGCGGATCGAATACGACTTCATCGGCCTTGCGCGTCACCTCGACAGCATCAAATCCAAGTCGCGCATCCGACTCCTATGGGTGGATGAAGCCGAGCCGGTTTCTGAGGCGGCCTGGTCGAAGGCAGTCAACACCGTCCGCGAGGAAGGTGCCGAGATATGGGTGACGTGGAACCCCGAGCGGAAAAACAGCGCGACGCACAAGCGCTTCCGCGTTGATCCGCCCGCTCGGTCGAAGATCGTCGAACTGAACTGGCGCGACAATCCGTGGTTCCCTGACACGCTCAACCGCAAGCGGTTGGAGGACATGGAGAAGCGACCCGACAGTTACCAGCATGTCTGGGAAGGTGGGTTCGTTACAGCATTGGAGGGCGCATATTTCGCGTCGGCGTTGAACCGTGCGCGAACCGAAGGCAGGATTTGCCAAGTCGATTTCGACCCGCTGATAACGGTGCGCCTGTTTTGCGACATCGGCGGCACGGGCGCGAAGGCCGACGCGTTCGCCATGTGGCCGGCGCAATTCATCGGCGATGAGATTCGCGTCCGCGATTATTACGAGGCGGTCGGACAGCCGCTGTCAGCGCATATCGCATGGCTTTCCAGGATGGGTTACGGGCCAAGTCGTGCGCAGTTCTGGCTCCCGCATGACGGTGCGAGCCATGACCGTGTTTACGCTGTCAGCTATGAATCGGCGCTTCGCAGTGCTGGCTACCATGTAACCGTAGTGCCCAATCAGGGGCGCGGCGCTGCTGGTGCGCGGGTCGAAGAGGCACGGAGGCTGTTCCCGCAAATCAGGTTCGATGAGGCAACCACCGAGGCGGGGCGGGACGCCTTGGGCTGGTATCACGAAAAGCGCGACGAAAAGCGGGCCATTGGTCTTGGGCCTGAACACGACTGGTCAAGCCATGCCGCAGACGCCTTCGGGCTCATGTGCGTCGCGCACAAGGCACCGCAAATGCAGCGCGTCGAATTGGGGGGTATCTGATGACGGTTCAGTCCAAGGGCGTTGCGACCACGCATCCTGGCTTCGACAAGTTCGCTCCCAAGTGGAAGCGCTGCCGCGACGTGTCTGGCGGACAGGACGCGATCCACACCGCCGCGACTGCGTATCTGCCAAAGCTCAAAGCGGAATCGCAGGACGATTACAAATCGCGCCTCAATCGATCGGACTTCTTCAACGGCGCGTGGCGCACGCTGGCGATCCTTCAGGGTATGTTGTTCCGCAAGCCGCCGAAGCAGCAGGTTCCGGCGGGGATCGAAGAATATCTCAACGACATCGACATGGCGGGTTCGAGCGTAGAGACGTTTGCCCGCTGCCTTGCGCTGGAAGTCTTGGAGGTGGGGCGCGTTGGCGTTCTGGTCGATCATCCGCCAATGCCGGAAAACGTCTCGGCGATCACGGTTGCCGTTGCGGAAAAGCTCGGCCTTCGCCCGCTGATCCAGATTTACCGCACCGAGTGCATCATCAACTGGAAATACCAGCGGGTGAACAACCGGCAGCAGCTGGTCCAGGTCCGGTTGCAGGAAACCACGACCGAACCGGATGGCGAGTGGGCGGAAAAGGAGATCACGCAATATCGCGTGCTCGATCTCGATCCATCGGGCTTCTATCGCCAGCGCATATTCCAGCGCATCAAGGAAAAGGACGTGCAGATCGGCGGGGACATCTACCCGCTGATGAACAACGCGCCGCTGACATACATTCCGTTCGCCATCGTTGGACCGGACGGGATCGAAAGCGACCTGGACGAGCCGCCGCTGATCGATCTGGTGGATGCGAATATCGCACTTTACCAGATGAACTCGACCTATCGGCACACGCTCTATTTTTGCCCGCCGACGTTCTACATCGCAGGATATACGGCGCAGAAGGGCGAACAGATCAGCGTCGGCGGGTCGTCCGCACTGATCTTCCCCGACCCCAACGCCAAGGCCGCCTATGCCGAGCCTACGGGCAGCATGATCCCCGAGCTGCGCAATGCGATGCTCGACAAGAAGCAGGAGATGGCCCTGCTCGGTGCCCGCGCCATTGCCGACGAGACGAAGCAGGCTGAAACCCTTGGTGCGACCGCGATCAAGCGCTCGGGCGAGAACAGCATTCTCTCCGCAATCGCGATGGCCGTGTCGGAAGCACTGGAATGGGCGCTTGGCATCTTCGCCGAATGGGCGGGGCAGGCTGGGGACGTAACCTACCAGCTCAACCGCGACTTCATGCCGCCGGGGATCGACGCGCAGCAGCTCACGGCCCTGATCGCAGCGGTTCAGGCCGGCGAGATCAGCAAGCAGGAGCTGTTCACGCTGCTCCAGCGGGCGGACGTGATCGATAGCGAGATCAGCTACGAGGAACACCAGGCGCAGGTCGAAGTGGCAACGCCGACGCCCGCACGGCCCGCGCCTAAGCCAGATCAGGCTGCGGCATGATCCGCGTCACTCAGCACGCGCTAGATCGCTACCGCGAGCGTATCGCTCCCGTGAGCGAGGAAGAGGCGCGAGACGCGATCCTTGCGCACATCACGGTCATCAACATTGCGCTCGCCTTCGGTGCGCCATGCGTCCGCTGTGGCGACGGGATGCGGCTGCTGATGAAGGACGGGGCGATCACCACCGTGCTTGCGCCCGAGATGCGTTTGGGAAGGGTTGCGGCGTGAGCGATCACCTGCGCCTCGCCGTTGACAATGTCAGCGAGTTGCCCGTCAGCAACCTCAACGACATTGCGGGCATGGCGCGCAAGTTTGCCGATGATCTAGCCAACGGTGCCCACGGGGATGCGTTCCGCGCAGTCATGGTGCTGCAACTGGACGATAACAGCATAGCCATCTTTGGCTGGGGAGAGAACACCACGAACCTCGAACTCATGGGGCTGTTCGAGGCCGCTAAGCTGCGCGTTTTTGCCGATCAGATCGTGGATGACGGCGAATGAGCGAAATCGAACTTCAGGACGCGATCCTTCGCCACGCGCTAGAGCTTCAGCGCATCTCCGCATATGACGAAGCGGAAGCCGAAGAAATCCTGCGTCAGCTGGAAGCCGAGCTTCGCGCCCTGCTCAATTCGCAGACGCTCAACGAGGCAACCAAGCGCGAGATCGCGGCGCTCATCAGGCAGGCCGATGACGCGATCAACGCCCGCTACGCCGCAGTGTCAACCACAATAGACACGCATGGGCTCGTGCTGCTGGTGAGCGAGCGCACGGTCGAGACGCTGAAGATCATCGCGCCGGAGATCGCCAAGCCCACCGCCGAAACGCTCGCCTCACTCGCCGATCACGTTCTCATCCAAGGCTCACCGGCAAAGGACTGGTGGGCCAAGCAGGCCGAGGACACGGCATTCAAGTTCGCTGCGGAAGTCCGCAAGGGCGTCATCAATGGAGACACGAATGAGCGGATCGTCGCGAGGATCGTCGGTCGTCCCACTGAACCCGGCATCATGGATATCGCTCGTCGAAACGCTCGCGCTCTGGTCCACAGCAGTGTCATGTCCGCCGCCAATGACGCTCGGCTCGCCACGTTCCGAAAGAACGCACGGTTCATCAAAGGGGTGCGCTGGCTAGCGACTCTCGACGGTCATGTGTGTGTCCGCTGTGCCGCACTCGACGGGCAGGCATGGGATTTGGACGGGCAGAAGCTCAAGGGAACCAAGGTCGAGTTCCAGGCTCCGCCGATCCACTGGAACGACCGATGCGTGCTTAGCCCCATTCCCAAGTCGGAGAGCGATGAAGGACCGGCGATTGGCGAGCGTGCGTCATCACAGGGGCCTGTTCCAGCATCGATGACGTTCGCGCAGTTCTTCGATCGATTGTCCCCAGCGCAACAGGACGAGATATTCGGCAAGACGCGGGCGCAGATGATGCGCGATGGCAAGCTGACGGTGCGCGATCTCGTGTCAGGCACGGGGCGCGAGCTGAGCCTTGATGAGCTTAGGTAGGAGAGACCTAATGCCGAAATGGGAAATTGTTTGGATTAGAACAGGTGAAGGAGAGCGCCATGACCACGAAACCTTGGGAGCGACAGTTTGTGCAAGATGTCGAGAAGCTAGTCAGGAGCATTCAGCAATATCGCCCGCACACACTGCTCACCATCACCCTCAAGGAAATGGACGGAACGACGCATCGTATCGCCGCTCCTCTGAGTGATGTTGCAACCGAACTACTAACCGACGCTGATTAGGAGAGAACTATCATGGCAGACGACACCTACACCAAGGCCGATCTCGACAAGGCGATCAAGGAAGCCGTCGAAGAGGCAACCAAGGGCCTGAAGGACAATCTCACCGCAGCTCTGGACGAAGCCAAGGAAGCTAAGCGCAAGCTCCGCGCCGCGTCTGAGATCAAGCCTGAAGACCTGACCGCCGCCGAGGAACGCGCCGATAAGGCCGAAGCCGCGCTGAAGGATGCGCAGAAGGCCGCAAAGGACGCCACGACCGCCAAGGAAAGAGCGGAGAAGGCGCTCGAAGCGGAAACCGGCTTCACGCAGCGCCTGCTGATCCAGGACGGGCTCAAGTCCGCGCTGATCGCCAACGGCGTGAAGGATGAGGACTTCATTGACAGCCTCACCGCCAAGTTCGCGGGCACCGCATCGGTCGTGGTGGAAGGCGATGCGCGCAAGGCCATGCTCGGCGACAAGCCGCTGGCCGATGCGATCAAGGAATGGGCCGGATCGGATGCGGGCAAGAAGTTCGTCGCGGCTCCCGCCAATTCGGGCGGTGGCGCTCCCGGCGGTGGCAAGGGCGCATCGGGCAAGACCATGACCCGCGCGGCGTTCAATGCGCTTCCACCAGCGGACCAGATGACCTTTGCCAAGGAAGGCGGCTCCGTCGTCGATCGGGCGGCCTGACAAACAAAGCCTGGGTCTTTTCGTGCTGGCATCGGGAGCGGGGGACTGCTGATCGATGCGAGCCTACTGAGGCCCAGGCTTCATTTACCGAGCGCCGCGCTTCACTCTCGATTCACGAGCCTCTGACTGGAGCAAGCGGGAACCCTCCCCGCTTAGCCCTCAAGCCCTAAAACACATGGCTTCGCAGAAGGTTCCGTGCGGACCTAAGTCGATTTCACTCCATCGCCTATAATCGCGAACGGAAGCGGGCGGGGCCTGCTTTCCACACTCCGGCGGGGCCGGAACCGCAATCGGCAGCGGGGCTGCTGGCGGCTTCGACAATCACCTCGATCCGGAGTGCCGCAACGTGGCGAACACCATCACGAACCTCATTCCTGACCTGTATAACGCGCTTGACGTTGTGTCGCGCGAACTGGTCGGCTTCATCCCCGCCGTTAGCGCGGACATGACCTTCGAGCGCGCCGCTGTCGGCCAGACCGTCCGCTCGCCGGTTGCTCCCGCCGCGACCGCTAGCGACATCACTCCGGGCGTTACCCCGCCCGATGACGGCGACCAGACGATCGGCAACGTCAGCATGTCGATCACCAAGGCCCGCCGCGTTCCGGTGCGCTGGAACGGTGAGCAGTCGCTCGGCCTCAACAATAACGGTCCCGGCCGCAGCAACATCATGCGCGACCAGTTCGCGCAGGCGATGCGCACGCTGTGCAACGAAGTCGAGGCCGATCTCGCCGCGCTGCACGCTTCCGCTTCGCGCGCTTACGGCACCGCAGGCACCACGCCGTTCGGCACTGCTGGCGACTTCTCGGATGCGGCCAATGTCCTGAAGATTTTGAAGGACAACGGCAACGCCGCCGACGCTCAGCTCGTGATCGACACGAGCGCGGGTGCGAAGCTGCTCGGTCTCCAGTCGCGTTACGACGTGGCGGGCGACACGACCATGCAGAACCAGGGCGTGATCGTGAACAAGGCTGGCCTGATGCTGCGCGAGTCGGCGGCGGTCGTGACCAACACTGCCGGCACGGGCGCGAGCTACCTCGTCAACAACAGCGGCGGCTATGCGGTCGGCGCAACCACGATCGCGGCGGACACCGGCACGGGCACGATCCTTGCCGGTGATATCGTGACGTTCGCGGGCGACACCAACAAGTATGTCGTCGCGACGGCGCTCTCGGGCGGTTCGTTCGCGATTGCTGCTCCGGGTCTCCGCAAGGCGCTTGCCGATAATGCGGCGATCACGGTGGTCGGTGCTGCGGCGCGCAACATGGCGTTCGCCCGCTCGGCGATTGCCCTTGCGACCCGCGCTCCGGCGCTGCCGGCGGAAGGCGATCTGGCGGTTGACCGTCAGGTCATCACCGACCCGCGCTCCGGCCTGTCGTTCGAGATCAGCCAATACATGCAGTATCGGCAGGTCCAATACGAAGTCGCGCTCGCCTGGGGCGTCAAGGCCGTCAAGCCCGAGCACATGGCTCTGCTGCTTGGCTAACCGAACTGAGGGCGGGGGAATGGAAGCTCCCGCCCTCAACCTTTCCCCGGAGAGACGAAACCCCCAATGGCACTCGAAGTCGAGGACGGCACCGGCAAGGCGAATGCTGAAAGCTACATCTCCGTAGCTGACGCGGACTTGCGCCACACCGCTTTCGGCAATGCGGCGTGGACCGGCACCGATGCGGTCAAGGAAGCCGCTCTCCGTCGTGCCACGGCCTACATGGAACAAGCCTATCGCGAGCGCTGGCAGGGCGTTCGCCGTCACGTCGATCAGGCGCTGTCATGGCCGCGCTGGAACGTGTGCGTGGACAGTTATTATCTCGATACCGAGAGCGTTCCCGCCGACGTTGCCAACGCCTGCGCCGACCTCGCTCTGAGGGCTTTGACTGGCGACCTCAACGCCGACCTCGCCCGCGAAGTGGTGCGCGAGAAGGTCGGCCCGCTCGAAACCGAATACGCGCCGCACAGCCCACAGGCAACGCAGTTTCGCGCCGTGGACATGGCGCTCGCGCCATACCTCAACGGCGGTGGCGTGAACGCCCGTCTGGTGCGCGCATGACCGATCTTCGCTCCCGCGCATCGGATATGATTGAGCGCAACGGCCAGACCGTGACCATCACCTATGTCGGCACGTCGGTTTACGATCCTGCCACCGGCACGACGACGAACACCGCGCCCGATCCGCAGACGGTTCCCGGCATCCTGTTCCCTGTCAGCATGACCGCGCAGCGCTTCCAGAAGGACGGCAGCAGCCTTGTCGTGGCTGGCGATCAGCAGCTTCTCCTGTCGGCCCTGAATACGGACGGCGCACAGATCACCGCGCCGCAGGTCAACGGCACGATCACGGACTCCAACGACAACGTATGGACGGTGGTGATCGCCGACCCGCTGTCCCCTGCCGGGATGGACCTGATTTACGATTGCATCGTGCGGAGGGCGGCATGAGCACGTTCGTCCGCGATCTCTCCGCATTCGCCGACAAGGTGAAGGGCCGCGCCAACGAAGTCGTTGGCGATGTCGTGGTGCAGATCGCTTCCGCGCTCGACCGACGCTCGCCCGTTGGCGATGCGAAATATTGGAAGAACCCCGCTCCCAAGGGATACATCGGCGGGCGCTTTCGCGGCAACTGGCAGCTCGGGGTGGATGTTCGACCCTCGGGCGAGACGGGGCGCATCGATCCCAGCGGCGCGGCAACACAGGGCGCAATCCTCGCGGCCATTCCCGAACAGCCCGCCGGACGGGTGTTCTACCTGTTCAACAACGTCCCCTATGCGCAGGCAATCGAGGAAGGCCATTCGCGCCAGGCTCCGCAGGGCCTGGTTGGCCTGACCGCAATCGAGTTCCCGCAGATGGTCGAGCAGGCCGTGGGGGCGGTGCGATGAGCGCGGTCCGCGCGGCGCTGGAAAGCGCATTGGCCGCGATGTCTCCCGCGTTGGCGACGGCATACGAGAACGCACCGTTCACTCCAGTTGCCGGAACGCCTTATCAGCGCGCAACCCTCCTTCTTGCCGAGCCCGCAAACCCCGTCGTCGGGGCGGGCTTCTACACCGAGCAGGGCTTCATGCAGGTCGATCTCTGTTACCCGCTTGGGGCTGGTCCCGCTGCCGCGAGCAATCGCGCCGAACTGATCCGCTCAACCTTCCATCGGGGCGCGTCCTTCACGGCGTCGGGCGTGACCGTGAACATCGAACGCACGCCGGAAATCGCACCGGGGCGCGTGGAAGAGGACCGTTACGTCATCCCCGTCCGCATCCGCTTTTATTCGCACCAGAGGAACTAGCCATGACGATTGCACAGGGTCAGCTCAAGACGCTCGCATACAAGAAGCAGACCGGCCTCGGCTCGGCTGCCTCGGGTTCGGGCGGGCAATATGTCACTCGCGAGACAGCGTCCTTGAACTTCAAGAAGGACACCTTCACGTCGAACCAGATCACGACGCACCAGCAGTATGTCGGCGATACCTACGGCGTCGGCAAGTCGGAAGGAACGCTCAACTCGGCGCTTCTTCCGGGCTCGTTCGCGCCATTCATGGGCTCGTGCGTGCGCCGCGACTTCGCTGCGATCTCGGCGATTACCGGCCTGTCACTGACCATCGCCGGTTCAGGCCCATACACCCTGACCGATGCGGCGGCGACGTTCCTGACTGCCGGCGTCAAGGTCGGCCACGTCATCCGCATCACGGCGGGCACCTACACCGGCACGGCCAAGAACCTGAACCTGCTGGTTACGGGCGTGACGCAGACGGTCATCACGGTCATCGTCCCGAACGGCAAGAGCCTGTCGGCGCAGGGGCCGATTGCTTCGTCCACGGTCACGGTGGTCGGCAAGACGACGCTCGCGCCGACCAGCGGCCACACCAACGACTACTACACCCTTGAGGAGTGGTATTCGGACATCAGCAAGTCGCGCCTCTACGCGGACATGCAGGTCGGCAAGATC